TGTCCAGAACCTTGCTGTCGAGTTTCGGAAGGACAACCCGAAGTTCACCCCGCACAAGTTCTACGAGGCGTGTGGTCTGCTGAACATGGGCGCAGACGAGGAGGAGGTGTGAGATGAACGAGAAGAAATCATTGCGGGTTCTGGTGGTGTTTGAGTTTGAAGGCATCGAAGACCCCGACAGCAACGAGGCCGACGCCATCGTCGAGTCATTGACATATAAGTGCGACAGATTCAGTGCCGAAGCCGGGGCGCACAGCGCGTGGGTCGAAGAAGTGTACGGCGCAGACAAGGAGGAGGTGTGAGATGAAGATCCAATTGGACATCGAGGACATCGACGAGCCGCTCTATGACGCGCTGTTGGCTGCGTTCCGTGAGAAGGCAAAGGCACAGGGATTCGATCCCGATGCGTACAGATTTGACGAGTGGGTTGTGTCGTGCAAAGCGGAGGACAAGGCATGAACGACACAGACCTGCGGATACTGGAGATGTACTACGGCGGTATGGATGCAGAGGTGATAGCCGATGAACTGCGGCTCTCTGTCGCCACCGTTAAAGAAGTCATCAAGGCGTTTGAAGACGGCGAGTACAAGACACGCTAGGAGGTGTGACATGACCGACAGAGAAGCAGCGTTGTTGAACGCTTTGAACATGGCTAATGATTTGCTTGGCAAGTGTGACCAATACATCAGCGCCGAGCCTAGCCGCCTGTTCAAGTGGTTCTGTATTGGATTGTTCGTAGGCTTTTTGATTGGGAGATTTGCATGACTGGCAAAAAAGTAATCATCGAAGTCCGAGGTGGTATCCCCGAGGTTATCCAAGCCCCGGACGGTGTTGATGTGGAAATCCGGGACTACGACACCGAGTTCTACGAGTACGAGTACTTGCATGAGGATGACGAAGGCGAGAAGTACTTCTTGAGGGAGGGGTGACATGACGAGCGGAAAATATGACCGACTCTTGGATGACAGGCCATCAGGCAAGATTGAAGACACCACCGAAGGACTCATCCGCGAGATAGAAAAATCTGAAATAAAGTTGGCAGACCTGCGGAACTTATACGAACAACTGCGGTCTAAGATTATATGTGAACACTCATGGCAGCGTTACATCCGTGACAGGCTGCATCGTAAACAACAAAGCGTATTACCCAATACGGAGGAGAAGTGAGATGACTGACGAAACTATTACTGAAGACACCTTGCTTAGTAAGCCCAAGCACATCGTGTCCCTTGCATCATCGTGCGTGTTGGTCTCTATCGAGAGCCATGTCTGGAACGCGACGGTGCAAGACCGCGAAATCAGCGAAGAGGTAACGACGGCGAAGCGTGCCGACAAGGATGCAGGGCGGTTCGTCAAGAACCTTCTTGCCAAAAATGTGGAACACAAGGCCGTGATGAATTATCGGCAGACCATCTACAATTGGTCGCAGCGATGCACATATGACTGGGCGGGGTCGCTACGCCTACTACCTGTGACCAATCTGGTCAGGTTCCACACGGAGTACACGGCGCACGCCAACAAGTTCCACGATTTGGTGGAGGACTTCTTGGACAAGTATCCGAGCATCGTGTCCAACATGGCGTTCGTGCAGGGGTCGATGTTCGACCGGAGTGAGTACCCCGACGTGTCCGATTTGCGGGGCAAGTTCAGCATCGACCTGATTCAGACCGAGGTGCCGACCGGGGACTTCCGCTGTGCCATCGCGTCGGACTTGGCTGCGGATATGTCCACGCACTACGAGCGTCAGGCCAAGCGGTTGGTGGAAGACATCTTGTCCAAACAGTCTACGCAGTTGGTGGACATCATGAAGTCTATCTCGCATTGCTGCGAGACCGAGATGGTGGTGGACGATAAGGGCGAGGTCAAGGTGCGCCGTCGCAAGTTGTACGACTCCACATTGGAGCGCGCCCGTGAGTTGTGCGAGACATTCAAGGACTTCAATCTCACCGCTGACCCTCGCTTGGAGGAGGCGCGTGCAGGACTGGAGAGCGTCTTGGGTGATGTGACCATCGAGCAGTTGCGTAACTCCGAGACCAAGCGAATCGTGGTCAAGGAAGGTATCGACGACATCCTGTCGAAGTTTGGTATGTGACCGTATTAACTAATACTGGAGGTAATGTATGGGTATTCAAATCAATGACACCGTTGCGCTGAGCGACATCCCGCTCTTGCTCACGACCGTGGGCAAGGACATCACTGTGGTGCTGAAAGGTGAGCCGGGCATCGGCAAGTCGAGCGCCCTGCACACATTAGAGGATGTCTTGGGCGATGCGTATGACTACATCTACGTGGACTGTCCGGTGCAGGACTTGTCCGACATCGTGATGCGTATCCCGAACCATGGCACGAAGTCATTGGAGGCGTATGTCTCATCGCTGTTCCGGTTCGATTCCCCGAAGCCCAAGGTCATCATGCTCGACGAGTTCATGAAGACCAACAAACTGCTTCAGACGCTGTTCACCCGACTGATGTTGGAGAGAAGCGTAGGCGATAAAGCACTGCCTGCTGGATCCATCGTGTTCGCAACGTCTAATCATTCATCTGATGGTGTTGGCGATGCGATGCTTGCCCATGCGGGTAACCGTGTGATGGTGGTGAACGTGGACAAGCCGCGCCATGTGGCGTGGAATCTGTGGGCATCGAGTCGTGGCATCTCTTCTGTGTTGCGTGCATGGGTCGCCATGAATCCGAAGTGTCTTGCCTCATACCTTGATGGTGAGCAGGATGACAACGAGTTCATCTTCAACCCGACTCGCCGTGGCGTGATGTCTTTCGTATCGCCGCGCTCCCTCGCCAAGGTCGATGTCGTGGTCAAGAACCACAACAAGTTGGGACGCAGCCTGACCCGAGCAGGTCTCGCAGGTACTTGTGGCGTGGCGTTTGCCAACGCATTTGAAGCGTACTTGATGCTTGAGAAAGAGTTGGTGTCGGTTAGAACCATCATCAACGACCCGCTGAACACGCCTATCCCGGAGAAACCCGCTGCGCTGTTCATGACCATGTTCAACGCTGTGGACACCATCGAGACGCAGGACGACCTGTCATCGTTCATGGAGTTCGTCAACCGCATCAAGTCTGAAGAGGTACAAGAGTGCTTCTTCACGATGGCATTGCAGGGGCGTATCAGCAGACTGGCAAGTCGTAACTTGCAGATGAAGGAATGGGGCGTGAAGAACCTGCCACTCATGATGCCGTAAGGAGTTCTATATGCAACCGAACGCAGAAATCCGCCTGAAGAAGGCGCACATCAAACTCATCAAGCATCCCGATACCTGCCTGTATGGTGGCGTGATGCTGATGGGTGAGTCGAGCATTGTCGATGACCCGAAGGATTGTCCGACCGCTTACACCGATGGCTACAACAAGCGATACGGTCGAGTGTTCATGGACAGCCTGTCAGACCAGAACATCGCAGGTATTGTCCTGCATGAGAATTTACACGTGCTACTGATGCACATCCCGCGACACCGGGACATGATGAAGACCGATACACAGTTGGCGAACATGGCGATGGACTACGCCGTGAACGACATCATCATGGGATTGGCTACGAAGAATCCGACCCTCATCGGACTGCCCGATGGTGCGTTGTATGACCCGATGTTCTCCGGTTGGTCTGTCCGTCGCATATACGACTATCTGAAGAAAGAACAACAACCCGGAGGTGGCGGCGTCGCGGGCAGTAGTAGCAACGGTAAAGGTATTGGACGAGGTAAGCCGTTGGATGAGCATGACCCGAACCCGCAGGACGGCATGACCGATGAGCAGAAGAAGCAAGCGCGGCGTGACGTGGAAGATGCAATTAACCAAGGTGGGATTCTTGCTGGTAGATTTGGCGCTAAAATCCCGCGTCTCATCAAAGACATCATGGCACCACAAGTGGACTGGCGTGAGTTACTCCGCGAGTTCTGGTCTTCGTCTGTGCGTGGCGCGGATGAGTTGACGTGGCGCAAGTTCAACAAGCACCGACTGGTCGATGACCACTATCTGCCATCTCTTATCAGCGAGACTGTTGGTGAGGTGGTGCTTGCCATCGACACGTCAGGCTCCATCAGCAATGACGATATCGGGCGAGTGGCAGCGCAGATTCAAGAACTGTGCGACAGCGTAACTCCTGAGCGTATCCGAGTGCTGTGGTGGGACACGCAGGTGCATGGTGAGCAGGTGTTCGACGGCGACTACACCAACATCAAGGGTTTGCTCAAGCCGATGGGCGGGGGCGGTACTCGTGCGGGGGCTGTCAGTGATTACATCGTCAAGAAGAACATCAATCCAGACTGTGTGATTGTATTTACTGACGGTTACGTGGAACAAAACGTGGACTGGCAGGTCAAAACTCCAACGCTGTGGCTTATCACGCAGCAAGGCAACAAGGGATTTGCTCCGCCGAGCGGCAGCAAGTTGGACATCAACGGTTGAGCGTATTAATCAATACGGAGAACGAGCATGGCTTACAAGAAGTACGCACAAGAGTGCAACGCTTGCGGCAAGGGCATGAACGAGGGCTACTGCATCGGGGACGGCATGGAGTACTACTGCTCTGACGCTTGCTTACACACGGAGATTACGCACGAGGAGTACATGGAGTTGTACGCCGATGGCGAGGGCGATTCGTACTGGACGACATGGTACGAAGACCCCGACGAATACATGGTGGACGAGGACGACCCGGCTCCGAACAAGTTGAGCGTGGATTTGTTGGAAGACGGGGGGATGGTGGACAGCGAGAAGGTCAGACATATCCTTGACAAGCAACTGCGCCGCGCTGGCCTCGACCCCGACAAGTACGAGTTCATCAACTGGACTATCAACTGCGATGTACAAATCAAAGAGGAGGTGTGAGATGAAAACGGTGCGGCTCCCGCAGCGTACGAAGTTATACGGTTGGGACTACAACAAAGACTGTGAACTGCGTATGACTGGCAGGGAGTGGCATGAGTATGCCAAGCGCGATGGGTTCAAGACGGAGCATGGCTCTGACTCTGCGTGGGGCAGCAAGTGTGAGGTATGGTTAGATGGTACAAACATCAACAAACGATAGGAGATATACACATGGGTAGCAAGAAAATAAAGAACGCTTTTGTGATGAGCGAGTTGTTTGTCGAGGGGCAGCACACCCCGCAGGACATACAGAAGTTCAGCCGTTCACCACTGTTCCCAATCGCGGCGACCATCTACAACACCGTAGACAAGGCATTGCGCGTGGGGCATATCGAATATAGAGCGTCAGGCGCAAGTGAATTAAACCACATCGACCCTGATAAGACAGACATGACGGCGTATTTCTGTACGCCCGAGGGTTTGACGGTTGCAAAGGCCATTTGCAGGACAGGACAATTTTCCTTCCACACTACGCTCGATGTACTTAGCAGCGGTACATCTATGGGTTCCCCCGACTTGACCACGACAAACGCAAATTATATCCGTGCTAAGTTGTCTAAGAGTTCAAATCATCCTGCACTTAGTTCTTTACAGGCGTGCATCAGGTCAGCGCAGACTGTTATTTCACATAAGCTACGCGGTATAACCGACTCACTCGTCGATAAGTTTTTCGGCAATGGAGTGAGCCGCCGTCCAACCATCGAATTTTCAAGCGCAGAGGCTACGTACCTTGCAGACATCGTGATGGGCAAGGCAACCTCGATGGATATCCCTCCTGCTGATTGGCAGGGGATTGAGATTAAGTATCAAGCCCATAGTCATAGAGCCGCCAAGTTTGATAGCGCCATCGAGCAAGCCCGAGAAGCATTTGACGGGGATAAGTGGGTGTTCATCCCCGAAATAAACGGCGGTGTCATGCTAGGCGCTATTCGTTCCGATGGTGTGCAAAAAGCGTTGGATGCTTACCGACTTGGTAATTATCTTCCGTCTCATGAGAGCACTGAACACACCTACGCAAACTTTGTCATCCCGCTCAAATGGTACCCGAGTGTCGAAGCGTTGCCCGAAGACTACAAGCGTGAGTTGGACTACGCTCTAGTGATGCTCAAGGCTCATCGCGGTAGCGAAGCGAACGGCGAACCCAATTTGATCCCTGTCACGGGTTACGGGAAACTGGGGAATTGGCCGCAGATTGGCGCGTTCAAGCGTGACGCGGTGATGTTCTTGCCGAAGTGAGGTGAGGTATGAACAAGAATAAGATTCGTGCTTTAACTTTGACCAAGTACGAGCCGTTAACGGGGCCATTTTTTTCACGGGGTCAGCCGGGACCCACTGATGTTGCCCGTGTAATCATGGTTCGACTGATGTCTATGGACACGAACGAAGTGACTAACGGGTTTGAAATTCATGTAGGCAACAACAAGTCTCGTATGTTCACCAAGGATACCCTGCCAGACGATATAAAATTCCAACTGGCGATGATTCATTCGATTGACTGGGAGGAGTACAAAGGCTACGAAGAAACGTTAACAGGGTTAGACCTATTTGTACTCCCGCCGCTTTATCCAACGGCGTGCGAAGAGTTTGGATGGATACGTTACGGCAGCATCTATGTCCTTGTTTTGCCTAAGAAAGTTTTAGAAGAGTTGCAAGGACAAGTCCCGCATGGTTAGGTAGCGTATTGTTTAATACGCTGTCTGCTATGAGGGAACATGACTCCAGAGGCCAAAGTAAAGAAGCGAGTGAAGGGAATTTTGACTGACCTTGGCGCGTACTACTCGATGCCAGTGACCGGCGGTTACGGGCGGAGCGGCGTGCCGGACTTTTTGGTTTGTTTACGAGGGAGGTTTTATGCGATAGAGTGCAAAGCAAACGGTGGTAAGACCACTGCACTACAAGATAAGCACCTTGCGGATATTCGTGGCGCAGGGGGCGTGAGTTTAGTAATCCACGAAGCAAACGTAGAGAACCTACGCAAGGAGTTACAACATGACTATGGGTGCAAAGATTCGCCGTTATCTGGCGAAGGGTACGAGCATCGCTGAAATCGCCAAGCGATTGGGCGTCTCAAAGAATAACGTCTGGACTGTCATCTGGAAGGAAAAGCAGAAGGCAAAGGCAGCGAAGCCCGAAGCGAAGCCCGAAGAGAAGCGGAAGCCGGGGCGACCGAAGAAGCAGAAGTGGGTGGAACTCACCTATCCGGGAGAAGCCTTTATCCCTAACTCTGTCCCGGCTGACCCCGTGAATCATCCTCCGCACTATCGTGACGGCGGTATCGAAGTCATCGACTTCATCGAAGCCAAAGATTTGAACTTCCGACTCGCCAACGTGGTGAAGTACGTCAGCCGTGCGGGTAAAAAGAACTCCGACCCTGTGCAGGACTTGGAGAAGGCTGCGTGGTACCTCAAGCGCGAGATTGACGCGAGGAAGAACGCATGAAAACCAAGACCAAGACCAAGAAGCGCAGCACAAGGAAAGCAAAGTTCCCGCCTGTGACTTCTTCAGAGACCGTGATGGTTACGGCTTTCTTTATGAGTGCGGCGGTCTTTAGTAAGCGTATGGTTGAACCCGCCACAAAACTTTTCGATCAACTGTCCGCTGCCGAAAAGGTTGCAGTAATGGCGATTGGAGACAAGATCATGGAGGCATTGAGAGAATGATCCGCGCTATCAGACGGTGGTGGCGACAGCGCAAATACAATGTCACACGGGAGTGGGGGCGAGTCCCCCCTCCCAACTGGCGATGTGCAAGAAGTGGGAGGGAATACTGGTGAACGAGCCAAGAGGTATGGAGTACAGCAAGGACAGGCTGAACCAAGAGATACGGGGGTTGCTGCGGGAGAACTCGCTGCACAAGAACGCGCTGTTCCTCAAGGACAAAGAACTTATCGTCCTGAAAGACAAACTGGCGGAAGCCGACAGCACGATTGATACTCTGAGCGTCATACTTGGAGTTGTGCTGCTGATGTCCGTCGTCGGGTTTTTGTTTGCTGTGACGCAGTGGAGGTGAG